CATTAACTGATCAAGGTATCAGTTTAGGTGATGCTATGACTCAAGTTTCAAAGAGTATGAATATACTATCTCTTGATGACGTTAAGAGAGCAGCAGACTTTAATGATGCAATGGGTAGACTTAAAGATTCCTTTACTGGATTCTTACAAGAAGCAATTATTCCATTTTTACCATACATGAAAACGTTTGTTGATGAGTTAGTTGCTAATGCACCTGGATACTTAGACAGATTCAAAGAAGCAATGGCTAAGTTAAAGCCAGTATTTGATGCGTTAGGTATTCTACTTGATACAGTAATAATTCCAGCATGGGAATCATTCAAAGAATTAGTAGGCTTTGCAGCAGATGGTATTATTAAGTTACATGAACAAAATCCATTATTAGCACAAATAGCTCTTGCTGTTACAGCAGTTGGTGTTGCTATGTTGTTATTGAATCCGTTTGCAGCAGTTATTGTTGGTATAGTTGCAGCTTGGGCGTTGTTAAAGCCAGCACTTACAATGATAGATGACTTTGTAGAATCAATGGGTGGATGGAGTACATTACTACTAGGTATGCCTTGGGAAACATTTACAAAAAATGTGTCTGATAGCATTGACAGTATAGGAACAACTATTACTACATTCTTTGACACTATATACACTGGCTTTATTGATGGCTTTATTGATGGTATGAATAAAATCAAAGAAGTAGCAATTGGTATTAAAGATGCTATAGTTGAAGTGTTTGATGAAATGGGTAAGAAGATAACTGCATTTAGTGAGAACACAGTTGGCAAGGTTGTAGAAGCCTGGGACTGGTTAGCAGAAGTAATGTATAAGAACTCAATTGGACCAGATATTAGAGACGCAATGATTGCATCATTTGCAGAAATGGACAAAGTAATTGTAGCAGGTACTAAGAAGTCAACTGAAAGCATTGCAACTGATTATGAAAGACTACAGGCAACAATGGCAGGCTCTGTAGACAAGATGAAAGACTCAAGTGGTAGTTTAGCAGACAAGATAAAATCAGACTTTGAGAAGATGAATGATTATATTGCTGACTTCAACAAGAGTTTCAATGACACACTAGTAGATGGACTTGTAGACGGAAACCTAAGCTTTGATACATTTGCAGGACTTTGGAAAGACACACTTAAAGACTTATTAAAAGATACACTAAATGGTGGAAACATGTTGTCTGATATTATGGGTAACATCTTTGGTAAGGGAAGTGGTGAGTTTGGAACTAGCTTTGGTGGATTTGATATAGGTAGCATATTTGGTGGATTTGGCGGAATTGGTGATGCACTAGGTGGCATTGGCAGTAGCGTAATGGACTTCTTTGGAGGCTTCTTTGCAGATGGCGGCACACTAGGCGCAGGCAAGTTTGGTATAGCAGGTGAACGTGGTCCAGAGATTATAACAGGACCAGCTAGAATCCACAGCAATGAAGATAGCTTTGGTGGATCTGGTGATTCAGCGCCAGCGGTAAATATAACTATACAAGCAATTGATACTCAAACAGGTACTGAGTTCCTGTTAAACAACAAGAAACAGATTGAAGGCATTATACAAAATGCTTACAACAGACGCGGCAAACAAGGAATCTATTAAGCATGAAAGCAATATTTACATACCCAGACAATCCATTTTACATTAATCCTGATTACTTAGGAAATGACACAGTAGGATTCCAAAAGCGCATCAAGGAGCTTAAAGACGGAACATATCATGATTGGGGCACAGCAACTGTCCCAACGTCTACAGTAGATGGACTAATGACTGATATAGGCACATGGTATGAATCATATCAAAATACTGCTAGTCCAAACATCTCAAGACATGCAATGTGGCTTAATCCATTAGTTACACAAACGTTTGAAACTATACCAGAAATGATAGTTACAAATTTAAGCACAAGTATAGTTGGTGGTAGAATGTATTCAAAATATGATTGTGTAGATCATAGATGGAAAGCACATGCAGATGCACCAATTGAAGCCCGTTATGATCAAGAAGGTTATATCAGAACTCCGTACATGGATTATCTAACTGACACTTCAATCAAAGAAACATACAGCAGTGGCAATCCTAAGTATCCACCTGAGATACATTATGGAGCAGTTGAATTTATGCACAGATATGATGAAACACTGGGCGTGCCTGGGTGTAAGATAAGATTAGTTAACAGCTCAGCATTTGTTGACAGTGATCTTATTAAACTTTCAAACACATTAAGTGAAGCACATGACACTGGAACAATAAACAGTACTAGCACAGACTTCTATTGCAATATGCATGGCCCGTACACAATTGAACCATACACAGATGCAGGATTAACTACACTAGCAACACTAACTGAAAACTATTGGGGTCCAGCTATAACTTATAGTTCAACACCAGCAGGAAGTACAATTGGTATAACTGGTGATCCAGATGACTTTGATACAGAATCTAAAAGAATATTAGAGGGTACTTGGTCATTTGTTAGAGTAACAGTTACAGTAACAGACGCTGGTTCAGCTCCTGGATTAACACTAACAAATAACTTAGTAAATGGAGCATTAAGCACTACATTAGATTACAAAGCAGAGTTTTTTGCTAGAATAGAAAGCGGTGTTGTTGTATTATATATTGACCGTGAACTGGACATACCAGCAACTATTACTCCAAGTCAGTCAACTGGTACATTTGACTATACTATACAAGTTGTTAACTTGGCTATGTTGCTAGCAGATGATGACATGATTAGTAACGTATTTACACCATACACAATAGCACTAGCAAATAGTAGTATATTCCGTTTACTTGAATTAGATGTCAGCAACAACCCATACCAGAGACAATCCATACCAACTGTTCTTATACCAGCTACACAAACCTTTCAGTATAAAGATTATTACAATGTTACTACAGACGGAGTTGGCTGGGGAACTGATGCATTCTTTGCAGGTGAAGTTGCTACTCCATTTTCAAGCTTAGGTGAGATTGAAGCAGGACAAGTTGACGCAGGATTAAATGCTACAGCACAAGTAACATACACAGGTGGATCTAATAGATATGGTGGTGTATACAACACAACAGAGAACAGAACATTTGCTCATCCAATGGCACAGAGACCAAGTGAGTATGTTCCTAGTAGTGAAACACCATTAGAAATAGCAGCAGCAGAAGATGTATTTGACACAGATGATGAATGGACAACAACTGGATTTGATACTAGAAAACAATGGCCACATCACGTAACACCAAGCAATGCTGTTATTAATCTAAACACACCAAGCATAGTAAACAAAAGCCAAAATGGTGTTAAGTATACACGTGCAAGTGGATTTAGTAAGTGGACATTGGATGTTGAATATCCACCTATGTCACATGAAGACTTCCAGAAGTTCCATGCAATTGCGCAAGCAGCACGTGGACAAGCAACACCGTTCTACTTTGTATTACAGGACCAAGACAAAAACCCTATTATATGGAGTGAGTGGCATGCATCAACTAACACAACTGACACAACATGGACACTTGGTAATACCGCAATTGGTGATACGTTATTATTAACAGAAGGCTTTGCAAGTAATGAAGCAAACGCATTTATAAGAGGTGAAGTACCAATATTTGGTAATAACCAAAATGGCGCATTGCATACAGTAATAAACACAGTAGAATCAAACGTATACGGTGAAGCAAAGATTAGAGTTGCAATGCCAGTTACAACTGATCTATCTAAAGGACATACAGTTTATAAAAACCCATATAGTTGTATTGTTACATTAAGCAGTGATGATTTTGAATACACAGTTGGTACTGATGGATACTACAGAATGAATGTAAGCTTTGACTTGGATGGATTCAAATCATGAGCACATTAGAAGAGATTGTAGCAAGTGAAGTAATTGAATATTATGATTGTGTCAGTGTTAACATTGATGCAACACATAATTATTATTACACACAAGCACCTTATAACTTAACACTAACAGATGGCAACACCTACGTAGCAGCAGGCGGCCTACTTAAAATTAGTGAGTATGTTGACAATGCAAACTTTAGTATTGAAAAGATCAGTATTGCTCTAGCTGGCATTGTTGACATGCAAGGCAATGAAAGTGTATTAGAAACAATACAAACATTGCAGTACATGGACAAGCCAGTAACTATATACAGAGCATTTATGCAACAGAATAAAGTAGCACACACAATTGTGCTATTCAAGGGTTACATTAATAACATAAGTGCAGTGTATGATAACCAAGGTGAATCAACACAAGCAAGCATTGATATTAGTAGTCATTGGACAGACTTTGATAGAGTATCAACTAGATATACAAACAGTAAGAGTCAACAGGAATTCTTTCCAGCAGACTTAGGATTTGATTATGCAGTTGATATTCAGAAGGAAGTTGTCTGGAAAGAGGATGTATAAATGGACAAAGAGTCAACCCTCAAGTTAGCAATGTTTGTTGCTGAAAAGCAAAACCAACCATGGGTGCGTGGTAAAAATGACTGTTGCACAATTGGCATGGAATGGCATGATCTTAGATTTGGCACAAACACAGTTAAACAAATTTACAATAAATACAATGACTTAAAGGGTGCTATTAGAGTTGCCAAAGAGATAAGTCTTGAAAAATGGTTCTCAGATAACGGCTACACCCAAATACATGATGAGAAAGTACATGATGGTGATATTGTTATGGTAAAACACAACAGATTCTTTTTTAGTGCGTATCTAGTGTTAATGGAACAAGCATGGGGCATAGAAGATGACTCCAAAGGTTTAAGAAGGTATCCATTGGAAACAATGTTTGAACATACTATATGGAGAATTTAAATGGGACTTGATCCTTTCACAAAGTTTATTATTAAGATGTTGGTTAGTCTTTATAGTTACAATCAACAACGCAAAGCACAGAAGAAACAAGAAGCTCAAGCAAGAGCCGCACGTAGTAATGTTCTGGTAAACAAACAATCAAACAATGATCCAATTTATCCATTGTACGGAAGACAGCGTATAGGTGGAACACGTGTGTATGTTGAAGCAAGTGATGGAGCAGGTCTTATTCAAGAAGTGTATGTTCCAGATCCAGCTGCACCCAATGATACAGAAGTAAGATACACTACGCATCTAAACATGGTAATAGCAATGTGTGAAGGTGAAGTAACAGACATTGAACAACTTTGGTTCAATGATACAATCATGTGGGACAGCGCAAGCGGTGGCACTAAAGCAGACAATGGAAATGGTGGTTATACATTAAGTAACTTTGTTTCTGGTAAAATATATAGTGGCGCTACTATGACATGGAACTGGTATCCTGGTACATCTACACAAACATATGACACAGCAATTTCAACAAGTGTTGGTAGTTCTAGATGGAATGCATCATACAGGTTACAAGGCATTAGTTACATAACATGCGTAATAGAAGCAAATGGTGATAAGTTTGGTGGGCAACTACCAACCTTTACAGCAGTACTAACAGGTAAGAAGATGTTAGATGTTAGTACATTAGTAGATGGTGACACAATTGGAGACATGACCGCAGGCAATTATACAACTGGTGCTGATCAAAATCCTGCAGATATTTTATATGATTATTTAATTGATAGATACTATGGCAAAGGACTTGATAGAAATGAAAATGAAGTATGGATTGCAGGTACAGAAATAAACTTAGCAAGTTTCCAACAAGCAAGAATTGATTGTGATGCAAGTAGAGGTGGATTAGGTTACAACTTAAACGGATACTTACAATCAGAAAAACAGTTGTTTGATAACATTGGTGAGATCATGGAAACATGTAATGGCATGATGATATTTGTAGATGGTGAATACCAATTCCGTATACGCAAGAAAAATGAAGAAGTAGGCATTCCTGCAAGCGCAATATTTACTAAAACGCAAATCATTGGTGACATAAGCTTAACACTTCCAACTAAAGCAAGAAAGTTAAACAAAGCAACTGGCTTGTTTAATAATCCAGTAACAAAGTATAATGATGATTTAACTATATACAAGAATGATGCTTGGATTGCAGAAGACAATGGTAGTGTACTTGAAACACAAGAAGATTACACAATGCTTACAGATTCTACGCTAGTTGGTGAGCTAATTGAACAAACGGTAAATATTAGCAGAGATGAATCAACAATTGCTATGACAGTTGCACACGTTGCCTTATTACTTAGAAGTGGTGACATTATTGAAGTTAGACATGAAGACTTTGGTTGGGGCACTGGTGCTGGAGAAACACAAAAGTTTTGGAGAGTACAAGAGCTTAAACTTACTGAAGATAATACTGTTGAACTATCAGCTACTACATACAACAGCGCAAAGGAACTATAATGAGTAGAATAAATTTAGGATTAGGAACATTACACCAATACACTCCAAGTGGCGCTGACCTTGAAGCAAGTATAAATCTAAATAAACTAAGTGATGTTACAATCACAGCACCTTTGGTTAATAACCAAATACTACGCTACAACACATCAACTAGTAAATGGGAAAATGTTACAACTGGTGAAGTTACATCACTGGAAGATTTAAGTGATGTAACTATTACAGCAATAACTAATGGACAAGTTATTGCTTGGAACACTGCAACTTCCTTATGGGAAAATACAGACGTTGCAGTTGAATCCGTTAACGGACAAACAGGTGTTGTTTCATTAGCATTGCATGATTTAAATAATGTAGTACAACCAACTGTACCGTCAGATGGACAATCATTGCAATGGAATGGTGGAGCCAGTAGATGGGAAGC